AACTCCGACCTGATCGTCAGTACTTCAAAGGTTCCACTATGGAAACCCTCTTGTCTGATCTTCAGGGAGAAAGTCTTTCTTCTGATCCCCTTGATAGACACCTAGATCCTAATAACCAAAAAGGAGCTACAAGATTGGAACCTTTAGTTGTTGGTCTCTTTGGACCTCCAGCATCAGGTAAAACCACTCTTGTTCAGGCGTTAACGAGGCGACTCTGGAAAATGTACTTTTCCGAAATGGATTTCGATGATGTAGTCTACAGTCGATCTTGCGCAACTTCCCATTGGGACGGTTATATTAACCAACCCATTGTTGTGCTCGATGACTTCGGACAAAATCACGAAGATCGCTCGGATCTGTCAGAGTTTGAACAACTCGTCTCCAGTAATCGTTATATTCTACCAATGGCCTCTCTTGAAGAAAAGGGGAGGATATTTACATCCCCTATCATCATAGCTACTTCCAATATGGCATATGGTTCCAACTTTAATCTATTGGGGAATGGATTAACAGTTGAAGAACCGGAAGCTGTTTGGAGAAGATTCAAGATTCCTATCCTTTTGTTAAAGGACGAATCAAAGAATTACCCCAGTACTAAAATGTATCTTCAGAGAATTGAAACAGATGTTAATGATAGTCATTGGAAAAGGAAACATCAAGTCCTCCCTAAAAGAGGATACTTTGAGCACCCCGTGACACAATCCTCTCTTTGTAATGGTTCAAACTCCATTCGGAGTAAACCAAAAAAAGAGCCCTTCTTTGAGGGAACACGTCTTGAGAGTGTTGAAGCCCTTGCAGATTACATTAATCAGCAACTAAAGCTACACACATCTTATCATGATGAGTTCCTCGAAGGGTTTTGGGATCAAAAGATCGTTTCTGCCAGAATTAAAGCAGAGATTGATCAAGAATCTCAAGGGGTTTGTGCTCGCATTAGTGCGAAAGAAATTGATTTTCCACATTTACCTAATGACCATCAAGTGGTACAACGTTTCCCCGCTGTTCCTCCATATCATCCACCAATTGTCGATGCTATTGCATTATCTGAGCCTTTAAAAGTTCGGATGATTACAAAAGCTGAAGCCGAAACCAAGGTTCTCAAGCCATTACAAATGGCATTATTTGAGTATCTTGGTCAGCAACCCCAATTTGCATTGACTAGTGGATGTACAAAGTCTTCCCTTCTTGACTCTTTTCAGGAGTCTTCGAAAGCTTGGATCGACCGAATTGAACAACAAATTCAATCAATTGATTTACGCTCTCAAGAAGGAGATCTTTGGTTATCTGGAGATTATACAGCAGCAACTGACAACTTTCCGATGTCGGTTACTAATGCGTTGTTAGAAGGAATTCTTTCACAGATTGACCATGAACCCACACGTATGTGGGCCCGATGGGAATGTTCTCCGCATATCATCCGTTATCCAATTGGATTAGATGATGGAGTTCAAACTTCTGGTCAGTTAATGGGAAGTCTTCTTTCTTTTCCACTTCTCTGTTTCTTAAACGATTTCATTGTTTCTGAATCTGGGTTCGAGAAAGGTCAATACTTGATTAATGGTGACGATGTTGTCGCCAAAGGTAGCATGTCCACTATAAAAAAGTGGCAATGTAATGCTCCTCAAGTAGGTCTTTCTCTTTCCCTTGGAAAAAACTTCGTAGATGAAGATTTCTGTACAGTGAATTCTCAGTTATTTTTCAAAGCTGAGTGCCAACATACAGGAAAGGTATCATGTCAGACAAGAACCGGTTTGAGCTTGGGATTCTGTTTTCAAGAATCTCAGTTCTATTTTGGTTGTCATGACGACATGTATCAAGAATTTATTCGTAGAAATATTTTAGAATTGAGGAAGACCCCTCGTTCTCTATTTGTTTCTACGGATCTCGGAGGCTTGGGTCTGGAAACAGACTTAAATCGGGTAGACCGTAGGTTGGCCCACCAAGTTTATCTTCGAGATTTCTTGAAACCTTTCTTATCTTCTCCACAAGTTCCAGGATTTCCGGAGTATCAAATCTTGATGATCCCTGAGTTTCAAAATGAACTAACTCGGGGTTGTCTCAAAGATCTTGATGAATCGGAAAAGACCCTTAATATTCTTCGACAAGTCTTTACAAAAGAACCTATCTTAGAAAGCTTTTCATCTGATCTTACTCATACTGAGTTTGGAAAAGATTTTAAGCAAATTAAGGATCAACTTGATCCCGTCCTTCTGGACCAATTCCATAAGACTAAATTAACAGACCTTCCCATACTTTCGAGTAGGAGGGTCAATGTTTTATTTGTGCAAAGTGGAAAGGTCCGTTGGATACGGAAAAGGATCCTGGATCATATTGTTCAATGTCTTATTCAGGTGTCTGAAGCTCCTCAACTTGAGGACTTTGGAGATGAAATTAGAAGGTTAACCCTTGACGAGCTCAAGGATTTTGATCTTCTCTCATCTTGCCAACAGCTTTTTGACCCTGATTTCGAACATATAGAACAGAAGTTTATTCCATTTGAAGGCTTTGAAAACCTTCTTGATTCGGATTTTAAAAAACGAACTCAATCACCGAAATTATTTCCTCACGACCAAATTGAGGAATTTCGGCGATTTGATTTGCCGGGAGAAACCGTTGGGATTGATCATCCCAAAGACCTACCACGATAGTAAGTGATGGTCTATTTCTCTCCGATTGTAATACATTCTACC